AACCATACGCAATTGGTTTAGTGGTTTAATTGCCTTATGAAGATAAGACATGACCATACTTCTTTTTGGATCCATCAATCCTGAATTAACATTTACAACGGCATCAGCAGCAATCTTTACACCTGCATCTGATGGAGAAGCAACAAATGTTTGTCCAGTCTGTGTTGCTTTGTCATTGTAAACATAAAATTCGCGAGAACCTGTTATGACTTCAATGCCTGTACGTGGATCTTTTTTCTTGTCAAGAACGCGAACTTTTTTAATCTTACGTGGGTCTAGATAAACTAACTCACGAATGCCGAGTTTAGGTTGTCCTTCGTCAATAAGAACTTGATAGTACAATCTACCGTCGATATACCAACGACGAAATAAATCATTGCCGTTATTTGAGAAATCTAGCAAACGCAAAACTTCATCGAATTCTGCGCGAATCATCTCCTTGATATTGTCTGGTTGTTCTAGATCATCAAGAATAATTGTGACAGATTTGCCTTTTTCGTCATGAACAATAGATTCGTTAACAATATCATCAATAGCAGATTCAAGTTCTGGCTGCATTGCCATCTCACGATATCGCGTGATGAGATCATTTTCTGTTTTAAATGAGGAATCGAGGTCGAGATAAGTGCCAAAGTATCCACCAGAGGTAATAGTCACTGCACCGTCATCAGTTGTTGGTGCAGTGACTGCTGGCTGTAGTTCCTCTGTAGGCTTGCCACGGATTATCTGGAATCCGAATAGACTAATTCCTGCCATAAATTAACTCCATGATAAAATAGTGACCAAAGTGATCAAACAACGCTTTCGGCTGCTGCTTCCCACCATTGATATGCAAAAGTCACTGAGTATTCTTCGATAGCATCATTGTTGCCCCAATCTAGATCGATTGGTGCGAGATCATTTGGGAACATGCTAACAAACTTATATTGTTTGATGATTTTACCAGTCTTGCCATAGTGCTTGACAAAGGCATCAGTTCCATAAGAAATTGGTGTAGCAGCGGAGGCAGAGCGAGTATTGAAGCGATGAGAATTAATTCCATTCATCCAACGCTCGAAAGCATTACGGACTACGAAATCTTCATCGTTTAGCACTGTTACAGTCCAGTCAGCAAATGTACGATTGCCAGCAAACTTTACTTCGCGACCGAAGTATTGTACTGGAACTACACCAACTGTAGATCCTGGAATTTGAGCAGTTTTACATACGAAACGCAGTTTTCTTGCTGCATTTCCTGGTAGCGCAAAAAACGGAAAGTTCATCTCGACTTCGAAGAGATTAGCGCGAGCGCCATCAAACTGCATTTGAGAACGAAATTCAGATACATTAAAAGCCATTGTATTCTCCTGACTTTATCCTATTCTATTTATTAGAAGCGTCCAACGATCTCGTCGAATGCTACGCCACTGCGAACAGCGACAAAGTTCAACTGAATGAAGTTTACACTTCTTGCTGGTTTGATGTAGATATCGCCTATAAATTCATTGCGGTCGATAACTCCTGATGTATTGTTGCTTTCATCACAAACAACACGGAAATCAAAGATACCACGACGACCCTGTACGTCTCTCAAGAATGGTTCTACGAGAGCAACAAACTGTGCTCTTGTAAATTCATCGTTGAACTCGAAGAGACTTGATCTTGCAGCTGCAGAGATTGCCTTTTCTAGTACGATAAACAAGCGACGAACATTAATGCGATCAAATGCACTTGGGCGACCTTGTAGTGTCTTGTCTCCAAAGAGAACAGTTCCTTCTCCTGGAAATGACACAATTGGGTTTACGCCACCTTTGTAGAGCGTGTCGCGTTCGCCTTGCGTTGGATTAAGTGCCAACTTAACAAGATTGCGAATTTGACCGCGATTTAGACCAGCTGGTGAGAACCATGGGTCGCGCTGTAGATCCGTACGAACACAGAGACCAGCAACATCAGCATTAAGTGGAATCCAACGATAAACGTCGTTGTACTTGTCATACTGATACTTCCAACCTGAGTCCATTACACCGTAAGAAGTGCTTGTTAGACCATTGCGATAGTCAACCACTGCAGTAGCAGAGGCTTGCGAACCAACTACGTTTGCATATGCTGGTGACACGAATGCTACGCAGTCCTTACGAGCAGCAGCAACCGTTAGATATTGATTTGCTACAGTAGCAGCATCGATTGAAGCATTTGCTCCAACACCACAGTCTCCAGCGAATAGCAAGGAAATGTCAACTTTTTCAGCATTGTTGAATTGATTAATTGCATTTGTTACATCGCTTTGCTTAATCGAACCATCGGCACCATTAACGAGTGACAATGTTGATACTGCTGGCTGGTGGAACTTGTCACCAGAAGCATTCACTGTTGCAACTGTTTGACCCCATGCATTTGTAGCATTTGAGCCAGCAGCATGACCGAGCCAGTGAATCCACTCAGAATTGCGGTATAGAACTTCTTTGTAATAGATTGAAGAGCCATCATCACCGCGAGCATCAGATGCCTTGGAAAGATTTGCCCATCTTTCTAGAACTGTATTTGCTGTTCCAGTGATAAGACCATCTTCGTCAACAACCACAACATGCAATTCATCTTTAAGATTATTGTTGCCTGTTGTTGCTGTTGCAAAGTTTGATGTATTTGGTGCGGCATCAAAGAATGATGCATATGCCCAACCAGAGAAAGTTGAACCATCAGCACAAACAGAAACACGAAGTGAGTTTCCTAAAACACCAGGATAACGTGATGCCCACTGAACTAGCGTATTTGATGCGGAGTACTGATTGTTGAAGTAGTCTTCATCGTTTGCGATTGTAATAAAGTGGCTGCTATTTGAAACTGCATTGTTTGAGCAGTTTGCGCCAGCAGTTGAATTGATTACACGGATAACGCGAAGATCGTTGCCATATGCGAGGAAGTTTGCTGCAGGTATAAACGACGCTGCTGTATTTGAGTCTGGCTCAGAAAACTTCTGGACTAGATCTGATTCGCTTGAAACTTGAACGATTGTATTTGCTGGACCCCAGCGGAACGCTCCGACCGTTGCGCCAGTTGAAGTTCCAACTGCTGGGACGGAAGTTGTTAGATCAATTTCAGAAGTGTTAACTCCTGGAGAAACTAAAAATGCCATGGTTTTACTCCTGTCTGGGAGAAATAGAAATTCTACGGTTTATTTAGTAAATCGGGTTTTTTAACGATCAACGACTTTCCATACAGCACCACCAGAAACAAAATCGAAATCTGGATTATCAACATCCATATGCCCAGCAAGCGGCATGGGTAGAGAATCCTCCTCAATTTGTTTCATTTGTTCTTGATATAATCGTTCTTTTAGGTTTGTGTTTGTTAAATCTGCGAAGAAGGATTGATTTGTCATCCACGAAAACAATACAAGACACATCACTAGGTCGTCATGACTACCTTCTTCGGCTTCGAATCTGGTTCCTTTGGCAATAAAAGTTGACAACTCAGCAATAGTATCGAAATCTTCGATCAGAAGTTTGTTTTGTTCTATAAGACCTTTAAGAATGGAACACCCTAGTCGCTTGACGGATTTAGTTGTACGAATGCCTCTATTAGACTTTGTGCCATAACCCCATGTTAATGCAATTTTATTTTTACTTTTAATGTCGACTGTTGATAAAATATTCTCATACTCATAATCTTCAAATAAAGTGTCAACAACTTGCTGTCCATTATCATTAATTTCAACCAGCGCATAGGCTTGGTTATAATAATCACCCATCTTTTTAAGAATCGATGGGTAGATTAGAGGACTGATATTGTTGTCTTTATAAGTTGCCACGACTTTATATGGAATGGCGCAATCGATTACCACACAAGCTGAATAATCCAACCCTTTGCCTCGAGAAGTATCGGCAACAATAACATAATTATGACCTTGTTTTGGTTGTTCGTAGATTTTTATCCCATTATCAGATGTATGCATTGGTTTGACGAATGCAAGAGATTTTAATGCAGCAGCCGATAACAGTGTACCAGCCGAACCCATAAATTCGCATTCCATTTCCTGAAGGAATTTTTCTTCGCCAAGAACTCTGCGCTGTTCATCAGCCCATTTCTGGTCGCGACCTGGAACTTGGCGCCAGTTTGCTTCGATATGTTTAAATCCATTTAATCCTTCGACTGCTTCGGTCCACATCTTATAGTAGTGATTCATTCCATTTGGTGTAGAAGAAATAAGAATTTTAGAGGTCGCACCAGAAGAAATGGTTGGGTATACCGATGTGAAGAACTGATCAGCAATATTACTTGGGACGAATGCAAACTCGTCAAGATAGAGTAACGAGATGGAGTAACCACGAATCGCACTAGATGCCGTTGAAGTTGCCATTACACGACAATTGTTTTCGAGTTCAATGTCACCCTTGTTCCAAACTCGAACACCTTGCTGCAGCCATAATGGTAATGCTTCATATGCGACTTTGATACGATTCAAAATTTCTCTTGCGGTTGGTGCTTTGTTGGCTAGAATTGCAACGAATTTATCTTCATTGAATAAAATATACCAAAGAATATATCCAACAACCAGTGTGGTCTTACCAACCTGACGACCTGCTTTTACGATTACACGACGATTGTCATTGATATCTGTAACTGCTTGCCGCTGAAATGGATAGAGTTTAATCTGAACAAAACCTCTATCAAGAGTAATAATCTTGACATAGTTCTCGATAAAATAAATTGGATCTTGAGAACACTTGATAAACTCACGGACTTGATCTTCCGTAAGATCTAAAACGACGTTCGTTCTTTTTAATCTCGGATTAGCAAGATAATTCTTTATTACACTACGCATTTTTATGTTTTTTATATGGTCCTCGTTTTTTACCGAGCCTCGATGCACCACTTTTTTGTCCTATAAGTTTTCTAATTTCTGGCGTTAAATGTTCATTTTTATGGCTATTTACTATATTATAAGGACCTCTTTTTTTGCCTAATCGTGCGGCACCACTTCGTTCTCCAATTTTTTGCAAAGTTTCTTCGCTAAATTTATGACCAATTTTATATCTACCTGATTTTGGCGGAATAATTTTTCCTTCCTCATAATATTTTTTCATCAATGCGCTGTGTTCAGGTCGTTTTTTTCCTCTGTTTGCTTCAGCAGCTGCGATAGTGCCAAGATTAGAATATATTACATGAGGATTAGTTATAGCATCTTCTGGAATTTTATTTAACTCTTGATCACTAACAACAATGTTTTTTTGAAATTCTATGTTAAGAATTTCGCATAGTTTTTTAGAGATATTATAAGTATACATGCTGGGACTCCTATTCAGTTCTAGAGTCGGTGGATACTGGTAATATCGCGACCGACACCTTTATTTATACAAATTTATTCGGAAAATTCATTTTTTAGTTTCTTTAACAGCTCTGCCGTAGACCCAACGAACACTGCCTTGTCAACATTAATATTTGTTGGTGCAACTTCTTTAGGCTGTAGTTCTTTTTGCTGGCGTTGTAAAATCATTAATTTCTCTGTGACATCAGAGAGATTCTTAATCATATTTGCAGCGACTTCATATGCGCGAGGATGATTTGATTCCTTGGCAACATCAAGAATACCGTCGAGTGCTTCGTTGCCTTTCTCGATAAGATTATAGTAATTTGAGCGAGAGTAATCTGCGTCTGGATTTTCTGTGTGTGACTGATGCACTGTTATAGGCTTGTCGTCTTTTACAACAGGAATATAATCAGTATTTAATATGTCACTTAATTTATTATCAATGTCACTCATGTAATATTTGGATATTCTTCAATAGTTTCTGTAAATCCAAAATCATCATTCGCGTTTGCTGTAGATGGATCTGGAGTCACAGTTAAATTTACAATCTGATTGTCGTTAATATCAAATGTATTTATTGTATATGCAGTGTTAGTAACTGCACCTGTTATTTTTTTGCCTGTTAATAAAACACCAGCAACATCAGTAATAATAATTTGATTCGCAACATTATCCCAGGACTTAACGAATCCAGAAGCATTCGCAGCATGAATAGTTTTGCCCTCAAACACAAGTTCACCAACTTTATAATTACCTGTTCCAGAAGTAAGATTAATTCGTCTTTCACCTGTTGCAATGTAACTACTGTCATATGTGTTTGCAGTAACTTTGCGAATAATTTTTGTATTGCTGTTAATTGGACCGTAGAGATATGCTTTGACTGTGAACTGCAATGTCCACACCAGTGTTCTTAATTCTTCGCTCGTGCCAACATCACCTGAAACTGAATAGTCAATAGATTCTAGAATAATGGGAACATCAACTTTGTTACCAACTCCTGCTAATTCCACAGTTAATGTGTAATCAGGTGAAAAGTATGGTAAAATTTGTTCAATTATTTGAGTGCCATCTTCAGTGTTGCGTACAAAAAGATTTAATTGAAAATTGTAGTTGTATGGCGATACATGAGCAGATTTAATTGTCGTATTCGAGCTTGGACTGAATTCTTGAGAAAATACATTTCGTTTACGCAGAGGATCGTATGTGATAGAAAGCAATTCAAAAGACATGCGAGGCAATGTTATTTGAACAGGGCGTTCAAGTGAAGGTGCTTGCGATAATCGCTGATAAAATTTTTCTTTTGCCATATATGAGAGAGGAACAGTGACACGTTCGATTTCTGTTGTTCCTGCTTTGTCATATCTGACCAAACGAATGTTATTGAAAAGTGTGCCAAATGCAACAACTAATTTCCTTGTAATTCTATGATAGAAGTGTTGATTTGATAACATTATTCGTCACTTGATCCAAATGGATTTGTTTCTGACCAATCGATAATACTGTCAGCCTCGCTCTCTATACGAGTGTTATCATCAAATAAATCATTGGCGTCTTCTTGAACATTGCC